TTCTATGAGTGCCTCACAGCCGCCATTAATGAATTTATTATTTATGGCTTCGATAGCCAAGATAGACTCGATTTTTGGGTAAAAGAGCTTAAAAAAACGGCTGTAAAATTCTGCAATTGGCTAAATAGTTTAAAGTAACTATTAAACCATTCACGGAGAATATAATATGGCCCAACTTAACTCACCTGGTGTAAGCGTAACGGTAATTGACGAAAGTTTTTACGTTCCTTCAGCACCTGGCACAGTACCACTTATCGTAGTGGCATCTGCTGAAAATAAACAAAATGGCTCTGCTACGGGTGTTGCCCCTGGCACATTAAAAGCAAATGCTGGCCAAGTCTATCTATTGACTAGCCAAAAAGATTTATCAACCACATTTGGTATCCCAACATTTGAAACTGATGCTAATAACAATCCAGTTCATGCTGGTGAATTAAATGAATATGGTTTACAGGCAGCTTATAGCTTTTTAGGGGTTAGTAATAGCGCCTATGTGGTTAGAGCTGATTTAGACTTAGCACAATTAGTTGAAACCACTGCTCCACCCGAGGGATTGCCAGTTGATGGTTCTATGTGGTTGGACACTGCTGATACACAATTTGGTGTTTTTCAATGGAATTCATCGCCTGCTTCTATTAAAGGTGGACAAACATTTACACACCAAACGCCAGCTATTATCGTTGACCCACTACATGTTGTCGATTATGCTGGTCAAGATTATACACCAGCTCCAAGTTTTGGTGCAATTGGAAGTTATGCGGTTGTTGCTTTAACTAATCTTATTGTTCTTTGGTATAAAGCTCCAGCTACTACCCCTGCTGTTGGTGCTGGGTGGGTTGAGGTTGGTTCATCTGCTTGGGTGGCATCATGGCCTACTGCACAGGGAACCATTTATAGTAGCAATGTTGTTCTGTTAACATCTGATGTTCTTGACATTAATGGTACTCCTATTACTGGTGTTACCACGATGGCTGATTTAGTGACAGCCATTAATGCTGCTAATATTCCTGGCATTACCGCCGGTGCTGTTAATAATTTATTACAAATTTTTTCAACTGGTGCAAATGCTATTATTTCTGGCACGACTGCTGCTAAAGTTGGCTTGACTGCTGGAACATATTTGGCACCTGCTTTACAAATTACGCCACATACACAAGTTCCAACTTTCAAATTAACCGATAATTTATCTAGTGTTCGTGGTGTTCCTTCTGGTTCTATTTGGGTTAAAGCAACCACTCCAAATATGGGTGCCCATTGGGATGTTAAGAGTTATTCATCAGCCAATGGTGCATGGACTAGTTTGTCTACTTCACTTTATGCCAATAACACTAGTGCTCTTTATGGTATTGACCCAACTGGTGGCGGTATCAATATTCCCGGTAATACGGTTTATGTTAGATATAATGATTCATTGGCTACTGTTGTGGAAAATTCAGTAACATATCCACAATATGCTGATTTTAAATTATATCGTAGACAATCAGTTGGCGCAACACACATTACTTCGGCTACGATTACGTCTAGCACTTTTGCCGCTGCCACCTATTCTTTCACGATTGCTGAGAGTGTTATTGGTTCAAAAGCATTAAATGCACCATTAACTGTTTCATTTACAGTTGCTAGTGGTGAGACAGCTGGCAATGTAGCTAATGCTATATCTGCTGCAATCAATACTGCTGGGTTCACTAATGTTGTTTCTTCAATCAATAGTTCAAACCAATTAATTATTTCACATGTTGCTGGTGGTGATTTTGAATTAGTTGATGGTATTAATCCTGTTATTGGTATATTGTTCAGTGTGGCATCTACTCCTAATTTCTACGCGGCATCTACTGGTGTTAGTGGTGATTATGTTGCTAGTAACTGGAGTTCTTTAAACACTGCCAAGACTGGTGGTTTTTCAGTGGCTGGACCAAATGAACCAACATCATTAACGGCAAATGGCCAATTATGGTATGATGGCACGATAGAAGAAGTTGACGTTATGATTCATAATGGAACTACTTGGGTTGGTTATAGAAATGTTGATTTAGGAAGTGGTTTAGATGCAACAGACCCCAACGGTCCTTTTGTTTCCGCATCTGCTCCTACTATTCAATCAGATGGTGTAACTGCTTTGGCTAACGGTGACTTATGGATTAGCACTGCTGATTTAGAAGCATACCCGCAAATTTATAAATTTGTTCAATATACCCAAACATGGGATTTAGTAGACAATGCTGACCAAACATCTGAAAATGGTATTGTTTTCCATGATGCTAGATGGGATACTACTGGTGACAGTGCCACTCCTGCTTCTATAACGGCATTATTGACTAGTGATTTCCTAGATTTTGATGCACCAGACCCGGCTTTATATCCAAAAGGCATGTTGTTATGGAATCTGCGTAGAAGTGGTTTTAACGTAAAGAAATTTGTTTATAATTATGTGGACATTTTAGAAAACAACCCACGTTATAATGGCAATGAGCCAATGATTTCTTATTATCCACATCGTTGGATTAGTGACGCTGCCAACCAACCTGATGGCAGTGGTTCTTTTGGCCGTATAGCACAAAGAACTGTTGTATTACAAGCAATGGCTGCTTTGATTAATTCAAACCAACAAATTCGTGATGAAGATAGCAGAATATTCAACCTAATTGCGGCACCTGGTTATCCTGAATTGATTAAACCGTTGATTGGTTTAAACTATGATAGAGGCATTACTGCTTTTGTTGTGGGTGATACTCCAGCAAGGTTGACTCCTGATGCAACATCATTAACAAACTGGGGTAATAATGTAAACAATGCGTTAGTTGATGGCGATATGGGTTTGATTTCCACTGATGCTTATTTGGGTGTTTTCTATCCTTGGGGATATACTACTGACCTACATGGTAATAACATTGTTGTTCCACCTAGTCATATTATGCTTAGAACTATTGCATTAAGTGACAATGTAAGTTATCCTTGGTTTGCACCTGCTGGTGTAAGACGTGGGGGTATTACCAATGCTTCTTCTGTTGGTTATGTTGACCAAAATGGTGAATTCCATTCTACTGCGTTGAACAATGGCCAACGTGATGCATTAGCGTCTATCCATGTAAATCCATTAACTTATATTTCTGGAACAGGTTTGGTAAACTATGGACAATACACACGCCAATTAGTTGCTAGTGCATTGGATAGAATCAACGTTGCTCGATTGGTTATATATTTGCGTGTTCAATTGGCTAGAATTGCCAAGCCTTATATCTTTGAACCTAATGATACCATCACTAGAAATGAAATACAAAATGAAATCAATTCATTTTTGTTAGAATTGATGGGACAACGGGCACTGTATGATTACGCAGTTGTTTGTGATTTAAGCAATAATTTACCTTCCACTATTGATGCTAATCAATTATGGATTGACATTGCAATCAGCCCTGTAAAAGCAATAGAGTTTATCTATATTCCTTTGAGAATAGAAAATACTGGCGCTATTACTGGCGGTAAGTAAAAACATATTGGGCATTAGTGAAATAATGCCCAATATTGCTATTTAAAGCACACTTCGGTGTGCTTTTTTATAAGCTTGCAAATACATTCTTTAAATCATCAACCGTGTTTATGAAAATGGCACCACGGTCCTCGGCATCTTTTTTCTTAGCTGAGAAATATTCAAAATCGGCACTATTTTTGAATATGGTACCATAATCTTCATAGCATTTTAATCTATAGTCTATATCAAAACCCTCATTTAGCCACTTTAGCTCTAAATCTGGAAATTCTTTCTTTGCTGCCATTACTGCATCATCTGCTGTATTGGCGTGGTATTGTTTGTACACTGATGTGTTATTTTGTCCTTTGAAGGCCGCTGTGAATTCACTCATGCAGCCACCCCATCGGTTAATTGTTTAACGATTACGCTACCATCTTTTTCAACGCAACGTATAAAACGCCCGGATGATGGAAATTTTCTAGTAACCCAATCCTCCCGGACTACTTCTTGTTCATCAATCGCATATGAGGTATAAAAAGATAGCAAATCATTTTTTTCTTGTTCAGTTAAATTAATCAAGGCAATTACTCCATCAATTCGTTAAATTCTTTTTTAAGACCGGCTAATTCTAGCTCCAATGAAGCTAACTTTTCATCAAGGGGTGGAACAACAAGCAGTGATACCAAGCCTTTTTCTTTCAAATATGCACGTTTTTCTTCGTCATTTGAAAATACCCTACCATACTCTTCGATTTGTTGAAGCCTTATTTCTATACTGGGTCCTTCGTGTATTGTCGTTACCTGTAAATCTGGGTAGTCGGCCCTTGCTCGTTCCAGTGCTTCATCTGCGGTACCAATGTATTGTGCATAAGTTTTCTCACCAGTGCTTGGGTCTTTCATAAAAGCTGTGTATTCGCTCATAAGTAATTTCCTAATTAAAAAAAAATATACTATAACCTGAAAAATACATAAAAACAACTCATTTTTTAAAAACCAGCAAAATAACCTAAATACATTAAACTTAATGATTAGGAGAATATCATGTCAATAGCTGCATTAGCAAATTTTACAGTTCCGTTAGCATCTGACCAGAGTGCTAGCTCACAAGGCTTATTAATGCCTAAACTGGCTTATCGTTTCAGAATTTCTTTGGAAAATTTTGGGGTATCTGGCTCAACCACTGAATTGACTAAACAAGTTTCAGAAGCTGCTCGCCCAAGAGTTACATTTGACCCACAAACCATCGATATTTATAATAGTAAAGTAAATTATGCTGGCAAACCAAAATGGGAAACATTTACTGTTAAGTTGCGTGACGATGTAACGGGTGCTGTTAGTAAATTAGTCGGCGAACAAAACCAAAAACAATTTGATTTCTTTGAACAAAGTTCAGCTGCCAGTGCTGGTGATTATAAATTCACCATGAGAATTGAAATGCTTGAT